AATCGAGCATCGTGTCTGATACACGTGGTCCTGACAAATCCTGTATTGTAATATCCATAAAGTACGGCCCGAGTGTTGAACTCGTCACATTGACTGGAATGGTGAAATCGAGTGAAGGGTATGGGAATGCCCCTTGATATGAATTGTACGTGTACAGCACTGTTCCAGAACCTCTTGTCCCGTAGCTCAGTTTGACCGACGTCAAAGCGCTCGTCTGAAAACCAAGAACAGACGTAATCAGATATGTTCCAATGCTTTGAAAAGTGAATGAGTTTGAGCCTGGTGAGATGCTTACGAGTGACGCTGCTGAAACTGGTGGGTATGAAGTAAAATTCTGAAGAGCAATCTCCGTTCCAGTGACTGAAGTTCCCGAGTTTGTAAAAAACTGATCAACCGGACCGACTGCAAGCCAGGACCCCGAGCGCAAGACTCCATTCACGGGGTTCATTCGTATGAAAATTGACATGAAGACGTAAGAGTATCCCACTGGAATGTCGATATTGACTGGAATGGTGAATGTGGGGGTTGGCTGTGAAGTTGTCTGGATGACGTGTTCGGTGATGAAATTCAGTGGAGGAACCACGTCGGTCAATGAATATGTATAAGCAACAGAAAACACTGCATCTGTCCCCGACGATGTAAGATTGCCCCGAATACAGTACTGTCCGGGTTTCGTAAAGGCGATGTTTCCATTTGTGGATTGGAAACAAAAGGTTGATCCGGCAACTTGAGCAATGTACAGATTTCGAGAAGTGTTGAAAAAGATGTAGTTTCCACTGTAGAGCTGAAACTGAACTGATGTGGGTGTCGTCGAGGGGACTATATCATTATTTACTGAAAAATAGATACCAGCTCTCTTTTCGGCCGAGGGAATACCACTGCCTCGTGTCCAGCCACCCTGCTCGAGAGTAAAATCAGATGACGCACCGGTAGCTGTTAGGGGGTGAGCACTTGTGGCTGAAATGACGTAGTTCAAGTTGCCAGATGGTGAAACAGTGTCGAAATTCTTGGGATCAAACCCCCAAAATGTCGCCTGGACAGACTCCACCTCCACGTTTGAATATGCAGTAAAGTTGAACCTGTTTACATTTGCGTTGTAAAACACATTGTTCGACAGAGTAAGTGGTCGTTTCACGGTCACACTGGCACCTGTTCCGATAAGTGCAGTCGTTTGTGACGGAATTGTGAAATTGACCAGGGCATACGACGAGCTAACAATAGAGTCGAGCAGGCCAACCACCATCACACCGGTGACACCTGGCATGGTTGCAGTGTATCCCGTCTTGGCGCTCACTTGATATGTAAGTGGAAGGGGGATCTTGATGTTTGTGACGGGGCTTGGATTTGCGGACATGCTCGCCTGAGTCAACAAGACGGTGGTCGATGCAAGTCCTGGGAGAATATTGAGTACAGTCAGTGTAGGGATGGATGACGTGGTTTGACTGTTGATTGAGAATGTGATGCTGGCCGAGGTGGACGATGTGACTGTCATCGCACCGACAACACCTGTAATGCTTCCAATGTACCCGGGGAGCATGTTAAAATTCGGTGTTATGAATCCAGCCTGAACTGGAATTGTGATGGATGTACCCGTGACTGGTGCAGTTGTACCGTTTGTGTAGTATGTATAGGATGCTGGGCTCGTCAACCACCCGACCGATGCATTCGACTGTGAATCTACGTTTGAGGAGTAATACGTGATGCCTTGGGTGGGTGCGCGAATGTACACCCCGTCGACGATGAGTCGCGGATAAAACCCATTCTCACTCGCGACGTTTGACCAGTTCCAATCGTTTCCTGGGTTTTTTAGGAAGGGCATATCGGTCTTCAGTGTGAGCCCTCTTACAACGTCACCCTTGAACGGAATCTTGCAAATCTGCTGAGTACCGAACGATTGCTTCGATCCGTTAAAGGGAATATCATAAGCTTCGAGCACAAAGGGTGTGTTTCGAGAGTACACACCTTGAAAATACGTTAGATCTGGTTTCCCTGAGAGATAGGCGTCTTGTTGGCCTAAAGCAGCCAGCTGGATGTACCCAGCGGACATTCTATTAAAGATGGAGATCTTATTTAACTGATAATCCGCGTTCAATTTCAATTCAAAATTTGAATGTTAAATACAGATGAGTGTCCAGCTCAAGCGGTTTGACCCGACCAAGATGAGGAATGACCGTGTGTGTGTTTTTATTGGCAAGCGCGGCACCGGTAAGTCAACCCTTGTGACTGACATTCTATGGCACAAGCGAGCCATTCCAGCTGGGATTGCAATGTCAGGTACTGAGGATGGTAACGGACATTACAAACAGTTCATCCCGGATCTCTTTGTGTACGGCGACTACAACAAAGACGCCATTGAAAAGATCATGGAGCGTCAGCGCAAGATTGCGGCTCGTGTAGGGAAGGATGCTCTTCCACCCGTGTTCATTCTGATGGACGACTGCATGTACGACAGGGCATTCATGCGCGACACGGTGATGCGCAGCCTGTTTATGAATGGCCGCCACTGGAACATCTTTTTCATGATGACGACCCAGTACGTGATGGACATGACGCCCATGATTCGGTCCAACACTGATTACGTCTTTGTCCTTCGTGACAATGTGAAGCAAAACAGAGAAAACCTGTACAAGTGCTTTTTTGGTATGTTTCCAAGCTTTGACGTGTTTTGCCAGGTGATGGATGCCTGTACGGAGAATTACGAGTGCTTGGTGCTTGACACGACGTGCAAGACCAACCGCATCCAGGACATGGTCTTTTGGTACAAGGCGCCCATTCGCAAGAATTTCAAGGTGGGCGGCCCGTCATTCTGGCAATACCACCAGCGTCACTACAACCCACGCCACCAGACTGGGCCACCCCCGGGAACTATTGCTCGTAGTCGCGGTGCTCCTACGATTGTTGTGAAGAAGACGCGGTAATCATACCAGTCTGCAAAGACTGATCAGAGCGTAGCTTTCAATACACGCTACGCTAAGAACAGTCCAAAGGACTGGTAGTATAAGAAGACGCGGTAGTCCAAGGTGTATAAAACCTCAGAAAGAATTAGAATGCAAAGCTACGACCCGAATGCGGGTATCGATATGATTAAGGAGATCCCGGAAGAGAAGAAGAGCGCGATTCCAACCGGTCTGCTTCGAAATGAGCCGGAAAATAAAGTTGACTCATCTCAAATGGCGGACTTTTCTTCTCCAATCGAAGAGGTTATGGCTGGTCCAGGCCAGATGATGCAGGATGAGGTGATGGGCCCTCCCCAGATGATGTCTGGGAACAAGCGGACCCCCAAGGCGGAGCCTTCAAGCAATGGCAAAAAGAGCAAGAACCCATTTGGTCTGACTGACGAGCAGTTTCAGGCTGCACTGGCTGGCGTGGCGGCTGTGATTGCCTTTTCCAAGCCAGTTCAGGGCAAGCTGTCTACGATGGTGCCCAAGTTTCTGTCCGACTCGGGTGAGATGTCGGCGACTGGCATGGCTGTGACTGCCCTGGTGGCTGCAATTGTGTTTTACTTTGCACGTCAGTTTATTGATAAGCAGTGAGGACAATCCCAACGGGATTGGACAACCCCAACGGGACTCAAACTGAAGGCAACTTGGCCTTTTCCCCGACACTCTCCCCACAGTACTTTTTATCAGTCACCGGTTTGTAGACTCCCAGTTGAGCACAAATTTCGCGAAGATCTCTGAAATTGTCCCAAAACTTTTGCGAGTGATCATACTCACTGACTGTCAAGTGTGAAAGCTCGTGAAGAAACACATACATCGCGGACTCTACATCTTCCCCATCTAGGCAGATGTAGATTTCATACCCCTTGTTTACGTTCAGGCCGATTGTCGTGTTCATGCCCGGTGATGTACCGGTGATGATTGAGGGGCGTTTACAGATGAGTTTCCACCTCTCTTCCGCTGGAAGAGACTCCCTGATGATAGTGTACCGCCGCTTAATCTCTGCAAGCATCGGGGGATCTTTCGTCATGGTGACTATATCGGCTAGAACGACTCCGAGAACCCCAAGGGCCAACATCTACTATTGCTTTATAAAAACAAATTGAGAATAAATGTCCGAGATCAGCCCATTCGGGGCGCTAAGCATGGGCTTCCACACGAGCAGCTTCATACCGTGACCAAGCATAGTATGGATGAACATGTCGGAATCCAAGATGGGTTCCTCCCGACCACCCTCGGCATAGAAGGGTCCACCGACCAGGTTGACCAACAGCTTGTCATCCTTCATCTCAATTTTGTTTCCTAATTCATCTTCAAATTTTGTTTTAAAATTCAAAAGTAAATTGATACGTGTCTTGTCAGGGGTGATACCAATCAAAAGTCCACCTGGTTGAAGGCACTGAATCATCGCCCATGTCGATGAGGTGTAGGTGTTCATATTTTCAAATATGTAGTGGAGTGAAAAGTTGTAACACACCACGTCATACGGACCCCATGGTACAGCAGATGCAATGTCACCGGGCGGCAAAAACCA